GTTAGTTCAAATCTCGCCATTTATCTAGCGCCAGACGCTAAACCGCTTAAACCGTTGCGCCGCAAAGGATCTCAGCGCAGTGAGGGCAGGCGGTTTACCAAGGGTTTAGCATTGGTTTAGTGATTAAACTACCTGTGCTTGTCAGCTTTGCTGAGTTTGCGATCTTGAAGGGCTGCACGAAAGGTGCGGTTACCCATGCCAGCAAAAGCCGCATAGCTGCTGCCATCGTTGACAAGGACGGTCAGCGGTGGCTGGACCGCGACCTGGCGCTGGAGCTGTGGAACAAGAACACGAGAGCCACGGCCAATAGCAAGGTGTCACCACCGGCGGACCCAACACCGCGCGAGCTGAAGCGCCGGGTAGAGGCTCTGCCGGATGATGAGATCCCGGACCTGAATGAAAGCCGCGCAAGGCGTGAGCATTACCAGGCCGAGCTGGCCAAGCTGCAGGTGAGCCAGCAACGCCGCGAGCTGATCAGCGCCGACGAGGTGAAGAAGGAAGCGTTTGCGCTGGGGCGCAGCATCCGCGAAGCACTGGCCAACCTGGCGGACCGACTCAGCCATCAGCTGGCGGGCGAGACGGATCCGGTGGTGATCCATGAACTGCTCAGCCAGGAGCACCGCGCGGCACTGTCGGAACTGAGCGAATGAACGCATACCGCGGCGGATTCCTCGATGGGCTGCGACCTGATGCGCAGCTGACGGTTAGCGAATGGGCCGATCAGTACCGGATGCTGAGCAGCAAGGCCAGCGCAGAGCCGGGACCATGGCGCACCAGCAGGACGCCATACCTGCGCGAACCGATGGATTGCCTGAGCACAGGGAGCACCGTGCAGCGTGTGGTGATGATGTTCGCAGCGCAGACCGGCAAGACCGAAGCCGGCAGCAACTGGCTCGGCTATGTCATCCACCATGCACCGGGCCCACTGCTGGCGGTGCAGCCCACGGTTGAGATGGCCAAGCGCCTGAGCAAGCAGCGCCTTGAGAGCATGATCACCGACACGCCGGTGTTGGCAGAGCGGATCGCGCCCAGCCGCAGCAGGGACAGCGGAAACACCATGTTCAGCAAGGAGTTTCCAGGCGGAATGCTCCTGCTCACCGGCAGTAACTCAGCCACTGGGCTGCGCTCGACACCATGCCGGTATATCTTCCTAGACGAGGTGGACGCCTTTCCGCTGGACGTGGACGGCGAGGGCGATCCGGTCAGCTTGGCCGAGAAGCGGGCTACCACGTTCGCGCGGCGCAAGATCCTGCTGACCAGTACGCCGACCATCAAGGACTTCAGTCGCATCGAGGCGGAGTATGAACGCAGTGATCAGCGCCGCTACTTCGTGCCATGCCCAAGTTGCGGCGCGATGCAATGGCTGAAGTGGTCGCAGCTCAAGTGGGAGAAGAATGATCCGAGTAGCGCGGCGTATGAATGCGAGGCGTGCAAAGAGCGATTTGGAGAACTGCACAAGCCTGCCCTGCTGCGTGGTGGCGAATGGCGCGCCACTGCGCCTGGCGATGGCGGCAAGACCGCCGGGTTTCAGCTGAGTGGGCTCTATTCACCGCTCGGCTGGCTGAGCTGGGGCGACATGGTTGACGAGTTCATGCGCAGCAAGGCGGATGCGCCGATGCTTAAGAGCTTCGTCAATACGCGACTGGCTGAGACGTTCGCAGAGGACTACGCCAGCAAGGTGAGCGCCAGCGGCCTGCTGGAGCGCTGCGAGCATTACAAACCCGGCACTGTGCCAGATGGTGCGTCGGCCATCACAGTCGGCGTTGACGTGCAGGACAACCGGCTGGCGATCAGCGTCTGGGCATGGGGACGCGATGAGGAGGGCTGGCTGCTAGACCACCAGGAGATCCACGGCGACCCAAGCCGCGCAGACCTCTGGAAGCAGCTGGACCAGATGGTGCTGCGCGAATGGCCCCACGCGCTGGGCCATGGCATCCGACCGCATGTGGTGGCGATCGACAGCGGCGGCCATTTCACCGCTGAGGTGTACCAGTACGCACGCGAGCGCGGCAGGCAGGGCGTGATTGCGATCAAAGGCGCCAGCCAGCGCGGCAAGCCACCGATCGGCAAGGGCAGCCGGGTGGATCTCAACGCCAAAGGCCAGACCATGAAGCGCGGCGCAGTGGTGCATCCGGTCGGCAGCGACACGATCAAGACCACGCTGTTTGGTCGGATCAGGCATAGCGAGCCCGGGCCCGGCTACCTGCACTTCCACATGGATGCAACGGTGGACTACTTCGAGCAGCTGACCGCCGAGAAGCAAGTGATGCGATACAACCGCTCAGGGTTCCCGGTGCGCGAATGGGTCAAGAAGCCATCAGCGCGAAATGAGGCGCTGGATTGCTTGGTCTATGCCTATGCGGCGCTGTGCCATCTCTACACGCGCTACGACCGGCGGACGATATGGGATCAGCTGGACAAACCAGCAGAAGCACGCGCTAAGCCATCGCTAAGATCAGCTAAGGCTGGGTCAGCCTTCCTTAGCAACTGGTAGCAGTGAACATCCCTGCGACAATCCGAGCCGGCGACACGGTGAAGTGGCGGGATGATGCCAGCGTGGATGCGTTCGGCAATGCCGTCACAAGCGGCACCTGGACGCTGACCTATTACCTGCGCACCAATACCGCAAGCGAAGGCGCAACGATCGCTGGCACCGCATACGGCCAAGGCTGGGAGCTGACCATTGCCGCCGCCACGAGTGCTGGCTTCGATGCAGGGCAGTGGTACTGGCAGGCGATTGCAACTGCCGGCAGCGAGAAGCTGACACTCGGCGCTGGCCAGCTTGAGGTGCTGGCGGCGTTGAACTATGCCGGCTCGCCAGGCGCGTTTGATGGCCGCAGCCAGGCGCAGCAGGATCTTGATGCGGTGCAAGCTGCGATCCGCGCGATGGTATCGGGCGGCGCGGTCGCTGAATACACCATCGGCAGCAGGCGGCTGAAGAAGCTGCCGCTAACGGAACTGCTGCAGCTGGAGGCCAAGCTCAAGTCCGATGTGAAACGCGAGCAGGCGGCAGAGCTGGCGGCCAATGGCCTGGGCAATCCCCACAACCTATTCGTGAGGTTCAGTTGATGGCCAAGAAGCGCAGGCAACAGGCGGCACCATCAGCACCGCGGCGGCGGATGTACCAAGGCGCGCAGTTCAGCAGGCTGACTGCTGACTGGGTGACAGGTAACACCAGTGCCGACAGCGAGATCTACGGCAGCGCGCAGAAGCTGCGCGATCGCGCGCGGCAGTTGTGCCGGGACAACGACTACGCGCGACAGGCATTGCGCGCGATTGAAGGCAACGTGATCGGGCAGGGCATCCCGTTCCAATCGCAGGTGCGGATGCAACGCGGCGGCAGGCTTGATACGCAGGTGAACGATGCCATCGAGGCGGCATGGCGGCAATGGACAACTGCGCGGCATTGCCACACCGGCGGCAAGCTGAGCTTTGCCGACATTGAACGGCTAGTGATCCGCGCCTGCGCCGAGAGCGGCGAGGTGTTTGTCCGACTTGTGCGGCAGAGTTTTGGCGGCAGCACTGTGCCACTGGCGATGGAGGTGATTGAGGCAGATCAGCTGGATGATGGCCTGAACGGCCGCAGCCAGCAGGGCAACGAGATCCGCATGGGTGTGGAGGTGGACGGATGGGGCAGGCCGATCGCGTATCACTTCCTGGCGTATCACCCGGGCGATTACCAGTTCAGCAATCAACAGATCAGCACACAGCGGCACAAGCGCATCCCGGCAGAGGAGATCATTCACCTTTACCGCGCCGAGCGCCCCGGCCAGACAAGGGGGGTTACATGGTTCGCTAGCGCAATCCAGCGACTGCATCACCTGGCGGGCTACGAGCAGGCCGAGGTGGTGCGAGCACGGGCCAGCAGCGCGCTGATGGGTTTCATCACCAGTCCTGAAGGTGAGCTGATCGGTGATGATGTGATGGACGGCGAACGCGTTTCAAACTTCGAGCCCGGGGTCTTCAAATACCTGAATCCCGGCGAGTCGGTTACGGTGCCGAGCCTGGACAGCCCCGATGGTCAGTTCGAGCCGTTCCTGCGGGCGATGCTGCGCGCCATGGCTGCAGGCATCGGTTGCAGCTACGAGACGATCTCGCGCGACTTCAGTCAAACCAACTACAGCAGTAGCCGGCTGAGCCTGATCGAAGACCGCGACCACTGGCGGATTCTGCAATCGTGGATGATCGAAAACTTCCACCGCCGCGTGTTCCACGAGTGGATTGATCTGGCAGTGCTGAGCAATGCGCTATCGCTGCCCGGCTACGAGCTAGCACCCGATCGTTTTAAGGCTGCGCGCTGGATGCCGCGCGGCTGGGCATGGGTTGACCCTGCCAAGGAAGTGGCCGCATACAAGGAAGCGGTGCGGTGCGGCTTCAAAACTCTGGGCGAGGTGGTCGCAGAGCAGGGCGGTGATCTTGATGAGCTGCTGCTGGCGCGGCAGTCCGAGCTGGCGATGCTCGATCAAATGGGCATCGTCGTTGATAGTGATCCGACGCAGGTGACCGGCGCCGGCCAGCAGCAGATGCAGCCATATCCAGAGACGCAACTGCCTACTGAGGAGCCTGCCTAATGGCCAACGTCAACGGCACCGAGATCAACCTGATGCCAACCGCTGGAATGCGCGAGGAAGCTGAGCGCTACCGCGCATGGAAGGCTGATGGCGAGCAGGGCGGCACTGATGTGGCAGCCACCAGGGCATCGCAAATCCTGAGCGGCGACGAGCTAAGCCCCGACACCGTGATCACAATGGCTGCTTGGTTTGCGCGGCATGAGGTGGACAAGCAAGGGCAGGGCTTCAGCCAAGGCGAAGACGGCTACCCATCACCGGGCCGTGTGGCATGGGCGGCATGGGGCGGCGATGCTGGCCAGAGTTGGTCTACATCAAAGGCCGATAGGATTAAGGCACTGCAAGATCGCACGATGGAACGACCGTATCCCAATGAGCACGCGGCGCGATTGACCGATCCTGATCAATACGATGAGATCCGACGCGTGAATGATGAAGGCGGCCCCGGCGTTGACTTCATCTATGGGATCAAGGATGGCAATACCGAGCTGCAGGCCATTCGCTTTGATGCGGCACGATTCAGCGCCGACGAGGCCCGGCAGTGGCTAAGCGACAATGACATGCAGGAGATCTTGTTCGAGGTAGCGACCGGCGAGCGGATGCAACGCTCAGCGCCGGTGGCCTTCAGCCGTTCAGCGCAGATCGCAGAAGATGACCGCACGCTTGAGTTCCCGTTCTCCAGTGAGTACCCGGTCGCACGCTACTTCGGCAATGAGATCCTGGCCCACACCCGCGAGGCTGTGGATCTTGCGCGGCTGAACGATGGCGCGCCGCTGCTGTTCAACCATGACCCCGACAAGCTGATCGGCGTGGTTGAGCGCGCATGGGTGGATGAAGACCAGAAGCGCGGCTACGCACGCGTGCGCATGAGCC